AAGGAATATCAGCAAGCTAAGGAAAAATACGAACGCTTAGCACCTCGAATCGAGCTTGAAGCTATAGCTTTCGATCATGTTGCTGATCAATATACAGCTTGGTTCAAAGAATATACGGGTAAGGATTATGATAAGCCTAAAGCACCAAGCACAACTCGAAAGCTTAGCAAGCAAGAACAAGCTGCTATGAAAGCTATCGAAGCAAGACGAGTAGCTGCCGCATAGTGGCTACTTACACCTAAGCAAGTGTATAAACTGCTTACCAAGCTAGTAACTGCAAGGGGGCAACTCTGCCCAAGACGCTTTACTTCTGGCGAAAGGGAGGTGTCATGCGACATTGCCCAGACTTTGTGAATTTAATGCTTGCAAAGTTTTGTAATTAAAAATAGTATTGCATATACGCAGTACATAAACATGGAGAACTAAATGACTATTGAAGTTAATATAAACAAATCACTAGTGCCAGTTACAGTAACAATGAGTTACTATAAATTGGAAGAGCTAGCGAAGTTTCTTTCAAGCGACAGTGTTAAAGTTGCTTGCGAAAATAACATTACTTTAAAAATCTTTTCTACTGAAATCATGGATGAGTTTCAACTTGTAAAGAAACAGATTGGAGGTTTGTAATGAACATGATGTCAACAATAAATGACTGGAACTTTCCAGTTCAGATGATGCCAACACCTAACGCAGTCACTGGCGAACTAGAACCTGATGCATTTCAGGTTGTTCGAACAGACACCAACACTGTGCTTGGTCATCATGGCTCACGCTACAAACTTGTACCACATGACGATGTAGTAAACTCTATCATGGACGCAGTAAAACAATCAGACATTACTACTGATTACAAAGAACCAACTATCAGTGTCTTCGAGAATGGTCGTAAGATGCGTGGTGAAATACTATTTCCTGATCTTACAATTGAACCACAAGTTGGTGACATTGTCCAAGCCAGAATAGTATTTACTAACAGCTATGATCAAAGCTGGAGTTTCTTTCAGTCCTTCGATGCATTGCGCTTGTGGTGTCTCAATGGCTGCACAACACCTAATGCTGTAGCTCGTAGTAGATACAAGCACACAACATTTCTAAATGTTGATGGCTCTGCTGCTAAGATACAAAAAGGTGCTGAGCATTTTCATACACGCAAAGATGAATGGCAAGTATGGATGAAGCGTAAACTATCAGATGATTGGGTTGAGTTATTTTTCAAGAAAACAATAGCTAAAGGTTTCAGCAGACAACAATCTGTTGACAGCGTAAACCAAAAGCAAATGGAAAACCTTCTGCGAATTTGGGATAATGAAAAGAAACAACTCGGCAATAATCAATGGGCATTATACAACTGCCTTACTTATTGGGCGACCCATACGCAAGATGCTCGAACGCCTCACGTTCAACGTCATAATCGTGAGCAAGAGATTGCAAAAGCAATGACATCAAATCATTGGAAATCTTTAGTTACTAATTCTCTATAATAATAATGGAGAACTAAATGGAATATGAAGACTGTAATCACTGCGATGGTAGAGGGTACTTCGAAGAAGGAGAGTATGCAGAATTTACATTTGTAAAACTAACTGCTGTTTGTCCTCATTGCTGTGGTCTTGGCTGGAATACAAAAGGCCTTGACACTAAAGAGGATCAGGTTGCATAACTGCAATCATGAAGTCGTATCTACAATTAGTAAGTGATAAAGCTGTTAAGGCTGATGTAAAACTTGAGGATGCTTTTGATAAAGCAGGGGCATCCCATACTACATATTGGAGAACAAAGAATAATAGGACTGAAATGAAATATGATACGGCATTGAGGGTGTTCAATGCAATTGAAGAACTATACCAGATACAACAAGGTCGTGAGTATTCCCAGCGACTACGAGAAACTAATCAAACAGTTAATCGTCGCTCGATCAGAAGTAGGTTTAAGCCAAGAATCGTTAGCTAATAAAATAGGCTGCACCTCTTCACTGATACACAAATGGGAATCACACAAACGAATACCCTCTGGCTTTATGTTGATATGCTGGCTTGATGCATTGGGATACCAGATAGATGTCACGAAAAAAAGGCCAACGAATAACTTGTCTGTCGTGCCAAAACAAAACTGATTATTTTGTAGCTATACTTAAACGCAATCATGAAGCAACAAATGAAAAGTGTTGGTTCATTTGCATACATTGTTATGAGGAAGACAAATGGCAAACCGCAACAAGAACAAGGGAACTTACCACGAAAAGTGGTTCGTCAACTGGCTCAAAGAACAAGGCATCAAAGCAAAAAGGCAACCCCTCTCGGGCAGCTTGGGAGGAGAGTATTCGGGCGACATCAAGCTCGAACTCAACGGACACGAACTGGTGGGAGAAGTAAAGTACAGAGATAAGTCTAACTTCCCTAGTCCCTTCACAGTCCTCGAAGGAAGAGACATTGCCTTCTACAAAAGACGGACAGGTAGTCCGCAAACGCTAGTCATAATGAGTGGCGAAACATTTCAACAATTAATGGAGAATAGTAATGGCAAAGAAGATCAAAGCAGCAGTTGATGCTGCTGTATGGGAAGCAAACGTAGGTCGCGTTGCACAATCGCCAACACTACAGCGTGAAGTTTTACGCAAGGGATACTTCATAGACAGTGAAGCTATTCATGCCCGAAGAATCAAAGATGGCGAACCAGTTGGTGAGAACTGGCTAAAGGGTAAGAACAAAGAGGCACTCATCAAAGACCACGGACTAACTGAAAAAGACTTTGAAAAATATACTTGAACTAATTGCATATATGCAGTAAACAAATTGTTATAAACAAAACAATTCTTGGGGTGTTAAGGACAACATTGCGCCGAAGAAGCTTATCGAGGGGGAGGCTCCCCAAGAACCCCTCACAAAAAGGAGAACTAAAATGTATCGAAGAGGATTTATTGGCGGCTCGGATTGCGTAAAGATTATGCAAGGCGAGTGGCAAGAACTATGGGAGGTCAAGACTGGACGCAGAGAGCCAGATGATTTGTCAGATAATATTGCAGTGCAGCTAGGTACATTTACTGAGGACTTCAATCTTCAATGGTTTGAAAAGCAATACCAATGCACACTTGGAAAACATCAATGGGAAATCGAACAGCAGATTGGCAGAGTGCCAGCCCGAGGAACTATTGATGCAGCTTATGGTTTTGTACCTGTTGAAGCCAAGCACACTAACGCATTCAATTCTATGAATGATATTATTGAACGCTATATGCCACAGATACAATTGTATTCAAAACTTGCTGATACACACAGCGCATACTTGTCTGTAATATTTGGTAACAGTAAGTGGGAGGCGCGTAGAATCCAGTGCAGCAATGAATACTTCAACAAAATGTGGACTATTGTATCTGACTTTTGGTCATACGTTGAGGCTGATAAACCACCTGAAGATGTCAACGTACCAACAATTAATCAAGATAATATTGAAGTAGATCAAATGGTGATGAGGGATGCAACACAAGATAATCAATTCGTCGATGCGGCAGTTACATATATACAAGGTTATGAGCATAACCGAGTATTCGAGAATGCAAAGAAAGATCTCAAGGCTATGGTCTTGCCCAGTGAACGTGAAGTTTATTGTGATCAACTGTCAGTCAGACGAGACAAACGAGGCGCACTAAGAATAGTAATTACTAATAACAAAAAGGAGAACACCGATGAGTAATCTAAAAAATCTAACAATATGGGATGAGCTAGCAGAAACAGATCCTGAATACATCAAGCCTGTGTCATTCGGATCTCGATCATTCACAGCTATTGATCCACAGTATCAGATAAGAAAGATGACTAAACAGTTTGGAGCAGTCGGTGAAGGTTGGGGTTGGCACAACACAACAGAGACTGTCTCTATAAGCAACGGAGACATGGCTGTACTAGCACACGTTACTGTTTGGCATGGCTCACAAGCAAATGCATTCGGCCCCTTCACTGGCTGCCGAAAGTTCTTTGACTCTTCGAAGGGACGCCTTGCTGAAGATGCCCCCAAGATGGCAATAACAGATGGGTTAACTAAAGCATTATCGCATATCGGCTGTGACGCTAATATCTTTCTAGGTAAAATGGATGGTAACAAGTATGCTCAAGATGCTAAGAAATCTGGTGATTGGTAATGCTTACTAAAAAAGTAACCAAACTTTGGAAGGGTGAATACCTTTCCATCCGCACCTATGAGCATCAGGCCGCGATCAAAGCGGACGGCCTGAGGCTCATTTACGGAGACAAAACCATGACTCTCTCACGACAGCAACTTGAGAACCTCAAACCCTCTTCCAAAATTTTTAAATCAAAAACAGGAGGCAGGGATTACCAACTAATAGATATTAAATTTGCACCAAATGATCCGCGACAGGATCTGTTATTATAAGGAGGCCATCAATGGCAGAACAATACGACAACACTAACTCAGGCGCAGCCTTTCCACCATTCCCAACACAGACCATGATACTGCAAGGTAATGTAGATATTAATACTAAAGATCACAGGATTGTTTGCGTACAGAACACAACCAAAGATGGCAGAAAAACTATCGAGGTATATCAGAAGATGGGAATACTATTTGAGAATGATAAGAAAGGTAATGAGCAAGCACCAGATTATTCTGGACCCCTCGATGATCACGACAACTTACGCATAGCTGGATGGAGAAAGAAAGCTAAAGACAGTGACAAACATTTCATTAGCTTCAAAATATCTGAAGGCAAAGGGTTGCCAAATGATACAATACCATTCTAATATGGATTCAGTTCTCCGAGGACGTAATCACGCCTTGTATGATTACTGCTCAAATAGTCCTCGTTCACCTTGGCGCACCTTTTTAGGTGCGTCTTTTTTTAGGGCAATACAATGACACCACTTGAAAGAATGAAAGCAGATGCAAAAATCTGCAACTCTAAATTAAAAACTAATAGCAAAGTTATTCATACTCCAGAGCCAACAAAATCCAGAGGCCCATCTAAAACTAGAGGCGATGGTTGGAGAAACGGCAGACTAACCGATGATGAAATAGGAGATATTAAATACTTTCTCAGCAAGGGCTGGGACATAAGATCAACAGCAGTTATGTGTGGTGTAAGCTATAGTGCTGTGCAAAAGATCAAAGCATCCTAATGGATTTCTTCACTGCATTAGTTCTGGTTTATCAAATCAAATCAGAAGAAACAGCAACAATGATCTGGTTTAATAACTACGAATCTTGTTACGAAGCACAATATGCAACAGATAAACTATACAATTTAGTTAACGGTACAGAAATGTACTGCGTTGAAAGTGACGTAGCATCACGAATTATCAAACCAAAACGGAGGCCACAATGAAAAGAGTTAAACTAACAACAGATGAAATCTTAATAATTCTTGAGGGGCTTTATTCTTATGAAAGAAGCCCTCAATTTAGAAAAATAAAATTAGCTGGAGACAAAAGATTAAAAACTTATAGGTCTGCTAAACAAGTATTAGAAGGCGTTCTTAAAATAGAACCTGTTAAATTATAAACTCAACTCATAATGAGGTGCATCAATAAATGGACGCTTACCTTGTGACCTTCGAAGATCAATGTACTCATTCATTGCGTCCTCCATTGATCCTTCGTAATCACCAATCGAATCTATATGCCAAGCTGCGCCCCAACGGAGTTTAACACCAACATCTTTAGCAGCTTCTTTCATAGCATCAGCAATATCATCATAAAGATTTATTTCCCAAGAAACTCTCGGCCCAACATAAGCCACAGTATCTATTGCAATACCTTCGAGATGTTTTGATTTCATAGTTTGAGATGCGCCTTTTTCAAAGAGCTCACGCTGCTGATCCATTGTTCGAAGGCCACCCAAATAAGGAATACCAAAATCAACTTTAGTAATTCCAATTGCATACTTTGCAACAGCTACTATTCTTTCATCAACACCTTCGAGTCTCTCAAGACTTCT